CCGCCACCTAAGCTTTTACCCGACTGAATAATTCCATTATTACTTAATATCATGCCGCCAAACTCCCGAACACATACCACTCATTAACACCTCTTTTAACTAAAGTTACACCTGAGTATTGTGTGGAGATTTTCAACTTATTACCATCGCTTCTTAAATTCACGCCAACTCCTCCTACCAAAGTTGTTTGTCCCGATCCATATTGGGCAATTAAAATTTGTGTCCCAATAGGGAAAGCCGCATCTACATTGGGCGGAATTGTTAAGTTATTGCTTGCGGAGACATTCATTTCTACTAACTTGTCTGCGTCACTTAAAACTAGGGTATAAGATGCGGTTTGGGAATTAATTACCAATAACTTATCCGTCTTAGAATTAAGCAAGGACTGGATCTTTCCAAAGGCTTGCAAAATAGTGTCGGTTGCGGCTATTGCTATCGCGCTTCCTACAGAAAATCCCGTTAATAAAGTGGTTAAAACTCCTGTTGCGTTTTGATCAGGAAACCACCGCCCCGTACTGGGGTTGTCGTCAGGAGCGAATCCTCCAGTCGATGCTGAAGATTCAAACTGAAACCAACTCCTAAGACTTAGGACTTTTATATTTAATCCGTTTGCTCTTTTATCGGCGGGAATCGCTAATAAATCCGCTAAAGTATCCCTTTTATATCCCGTTAAAGTGGGCATATTTAATTACCTCCTTAGTATTGTTTAGTATTGTATTATACACCCATTCCGAACCATTCATCTTCTCCAACAGTAAGCCAGGAATCCTCACTTAATCCAGTCCAACTTATCTGTGCATAAGCTTTGGATTGTACGACCCATTGGGAAGTTTTACCTTCCGTTGAAATAGCAGCGACCCTAACGTAATAAGTGGTAGTTAAAGTTGTGGGAAAATTCCAAGAAGCATATAAATTTACGGTACTAATTCTGTTTCCCCAACTTCCGTTTAGCCCAATCTTATATTCTGCAATATAAGATTTTGTATAACTTTCTAACCCTCCGCCTATTCTTGTAGGTTGTTCCCAATAAGACTCTATCCCTACTTCATCACTTAAAATATTTACGACAAGGTTATTGGGAGGAGTCATAACGGCAGGAGGTCTGTTAATGGCAGGCCATTCCGTAATACTTATTCCAGACTCTATTTTACTTTCTAAATCCGGATCATAAAGTTTAGCAGTAATGCTAAAAAATAATGGATTGTCGGATGGACTAATATCTAAAATTTGGTAACGATGCAAAGTTACCGATCCGTCTACTATTTGCCACGTTGAGTGTGGCAATGGCAATACCGAAAGGGACTGCGAAACATTAATTATCGTATGCGTTCCTGCTGCATTTGAGATATCTCTTTCTAAGGTATAGATATTATTAGATTCGTCGGTTAAAGTTAAAACAATTACCGCATCACTTCCACTAACAGACGTTGGAGCATCTAAAGTAATAGCCGTAGAAGTGGCAGATGAAATAAGCCCAGCTTTTCTTTGCCTACCTCTAGCACTATCGGCGATTTGTACCACCTCTCCAGGTTTAAAAAATATTGCATGAGGTCTACACTCAAAAGTAATTTGCTTATTATATTTAGGTAGCGAATTGTAAATAATTCTGCGCCCCGCTCTAATAGCCGCGCCGCGAGTAATAATTCCTAAAGCTGTAAATTCTTCCTGATGATATCCATATTTAGTTATTGCCTCAGCTACTTCCACTGGTTCAGGACTTTGTTCATAATCATTAGTTGGATCGGTGTACCAAACTTTGCAAGCTGTGGTTATCGCTTGGTACTCACCTTGTGATGGAGAAAATTTCCCGTCTCTTACGTCAGCGTTACACAAAATTCTTGGCAACACAGTCGTAGGTCGCTGTTGCCAAAAACGCCACTGAGTTCCGTCCCAATAAGGTTTTGTTGCAAAAGTCGCACAAATTCCCCTAATTGTTTCAATTGTTACTTGCTGCTGAGTTATTAAGCCGTTAAAACTGTAACGCCTTTCTGTACCACCAAAACCATTGCTTATTAATACATTATTATAAACGGAGCATTGGTATAAATCCCACTTATTAACTTGAGTAGTGGAATAACCTAAACCGCCGTCCTGCCTACTCCTAGTAAATAAAGCATAAACCGCCCAAGCTGGGTCAGTCGTCGCCAAAGTTGGAGTAAAAAAGTTTCCATCCCAACCACCGCTAAAAGTTAATCCTCTATCTGTCCTTAAAGTATTAATAGTGGAATTAGTGGGAATAGAAAAAATACTGCCAGCTAAAAATAACGAAACTTCTGGATCGGATGTGAACAACTCACTATTAAAATTGTAGGCAATTAAGGCTGTGCCGATATAAGCAATTTGTTTCTGAACAACTTCAGTAAAAGTTAACCATTGTAAGGATCTTACTAAATCTGTTGTTACAGAATCATCAGAGATTTTTTCTACTCTTACGGAATACTCGTCTAAAGTTTCATCTACTTGGTAGAAGTATTGGAAAGTAGTAAATGTAGGAAATCTCCCACTAATAGTAGGGACGGCTTTCTCAATAAAAGAACCACCGCTACCTTCCTTAACTAAAATCCTAAAAGTTATGCTATCTTCCTGCCCTTTATTATCTAATTGAATAGCCAGCCTAATCCTTAAAGCTGTAACATCTGCATTAAATACGGTGCGGGTTGCGCTTAAAGAATTGGTTACTTCAACATTTATAGTGTTGTCTATTGAAGTTTCGTTTAAGCCATTCGGAAAAGCTGTTTGATCTTTAGTCCCAACTCTTAAATCCCAAGAAAAATTCAGGAAATTAAAGCTGTCGTCACTGTTTTGTAAGGGAGTCCCGTTTAGGGAAATATCCTTACTTCCATTGGGTAAACCCTCAATCACTCCCTCGCAAAGTCCGGCAATGCCTCTAATATAATCTTTAGTTGTGCCACTAACGGGCGCATTTTCCCTCTCTTTCCTACCAAATCCCATAATTATTTACCCTTTCCGCCACTACCGCCGCCACCGACATTAGTATATTCCGACACTATATCGTAAGTCAATATCATCACATCCTTAATTTTTACCTGACTGCCAATAGCTATCGGGATAGGCGTTCCCTCTTGAGTTCTAGCGCTGCCTCCCTGGAAATTTACACTACGCTTGTCTTCCGTTGGTTTAGGTGGGTATCCAAATAAAATACTTTGGAGTCCTTGGACAATTCCGCCAACAATTAGAGCCGTATTACTAGTTATAATCCCCACACTAATTAATAATATGGGTGAAAGAAATCGCATAAACCCATCCCCGCTACCCTCGAAAACCTCTTCTATGATTATTGTTTTGCCAGAAATAGGGAAGAGTTGGAGATTGGGGTCATGCGGCGTTAATTCTTTTTCCCAATTTTCGCCAACGCAAGTTATCTTATATTGAGATTCCCTTTGGGAAAGTACAAAGTTTTTAAAGTCGGGGAATTGCGAGGATAAAAAATCAATTACCTCTTTAGGATTTTCTACGCTTGCATTAAACTCTTCCCCAAACTTTTCCCCTAAATTTCCCTTAAGGATTATTTTAGTTAACATTATTTTAGCCTCCCGTGATTAACCACTAATTTTCGCCAATTATCGTCAAAAACATCCAACCTGCTTTTTTGGCGCACACCAGGACTGTGAAGGATTAAGTTTAATTCTGGGTTAATTAATACAGCTAAGTGATTAGCTTTTCCGCCACCTCTTAAGGCAATGCCAAAAATATCATTTAGCTTAAATTGGGAAGAATGTAATGGTAATTTATTAAAACTTTGGGAGAAATCCCAATAATCCTCAAATGACCAATTAAGATTACCGTTACTGGGCGGTTCTTCTGGGCGTTTCCATTCCCCAATTTCTATATTTAAAGCACCTAAGAAATATCTACGGACTAATGCAAAGCAATCTGTCCGCCCCCAATCAAAACGCCATCCTAAGTAAAATTCTATTTCATCGGGACTATAATTAATTTTATTTAATGGATAAGGATTGGGGTTTGAAGGTTCGTAATAATCCCAGTTATTAAAATCTTCATGGGCGTGGTAAAGCAAAGATGGTATGTTTAAATAATTAGCTAAGGCTAAATCTTGGGACGTAAAACTTCCTTGATGAGAGTCCTTAAAGTGCGAGTGCCAAAATAATAAAATATCTTCTTTTTTAAAGTCAGTTAAGGTAATTCTAAAGCTATCCTCTGGGACAGGGTGAGCGTTCCTTAAATTTAAAACTTCCTTATTATTTTTAAGGATAATTCCACAAGCTTCTTCGTTATTTTCCCTACCTTCTAAGGCATAAGATTTTACCCTATTTAATTCCTCTATCCCAATATTAGGAACATTGGGGACGTAATTGGGATTTTGATTAATTAATGGCATTTTAACTTTTTATTTGGGTATATCTATAGTATAGTATAATATAAAATATCCCACAAGTTAAAGAAGATTAGGAAAATGCAAAACAAACTACAAATATTCACAATGACCGTCCCAAGGATAAGATCGCGCAAGGGCAAAAATAACCCATTAATATACCCATTAATATACCCATTAATATTAAGTAACGACAGGGAAGAAATTACAGAAAGGCGGTTGCCTGGAGACGACTTGTACCTTCCTCCTGAAGTTAATTAATGTAACAATATAAACCTGCGAGTTGGCGGAATGAAGATTTTCCGCACAGAGAGGATAACAAATGCGGTGCAAGCGGGTTCGACTCCCGTACTCGTAGGCAAAAACTTTAAAACCCCTTCTAAAAATAAAACTTTAGAAGGGGTTTTAAATTATTCCTCTACAGCTACTACGCTACTAATTTTTAATCCGCCAAAGATAAACGATAACAAATCCTTATCATCACTAAATTCTATATCATCCAAATCACCGTCCCAATTCTGTACCCCTAATTTTCTTAACTCAACATTAGGGGTGCTAATGCTTAATTTCTTTTCTTTACTATACCAGCGCGACTGATAAAACCCGACTTTCTCATCATTAATATAAATTAATTTAGTCGGAATATCCTCTAAGGAGAAGGTGTTAATGACTTTTACGATATGTCCCTTAATTATGTATTTTGACATTTTTTTAACCTTGTATGTTTTTTTAAAAGTAAAGTCCCGAAATCACTACGCCAACCTAAGACATTCACTCTTTCTGTTAACTCATCCAACTTTAAGTGAAAGTTTTTTTTAGTAAACTTAGTGGTGACGACGTAAAATAATCCATTCATGAATGTGCAATAAATAGGCAATTCACTACCGGAAGTCATTACTAAACACATTTCACCCTCTCTTGGCAATTCTTTTTTAGGGATTTTCCAATCACTACTAACTTTAACTTTTTCTTGCACTTGCATATTTCCCTTACCCTGCTAAAACTACTTTCAGATTATTCGTGAGATGCGATCGCCAAATTGGAGTTAAAGCTTCTCCAAATTCCCCTTCCATTTTTTGCCAAACCCATTTCTCTGATTTACTAGAAAAGCTTTGGATTTTTCTTAAATATGCAAAATAGTGAGTAACGTCATTAAAACTAGGATCTGTACCAAAAACAGCGTGAGTAACCCAACTAGGATGAGGGTCAAACTTTTTAACCGTGCGAAATTCGTAGTAACCTTTGTCTGGATTTGTGCTTGACGCATACAGTCTTTTTAGGATTAGTTGATAAAATTCTTGCGGTGGCGCATTCCTGTCCAAGAAAGGAATCTCTTCCATCTCCCTATCGTCTTCTTCTACATCATCTTCTAAGGTTAATCCCACTAATTCCAAACTATTTTCTTCTTTAGGTTTAGGTTTAGCTTTGGGAAATTCGTAGCCGCAGTCGGGGCATTTATGTTGGGACTTTCCGCAAATGTATGAACAAGTGGGACATTCTTTACCCTCATTTATTTTAACGTCGTTCCAATCCTCAATTTCATCTGGCCTTCCTAGCAGAACCATAGAACCAGTAAAATCCAGGATTAAAGAGGAAGTTTTGGGAGGTAAAAATTCATTACCCTTAAATAACCTCAAGACACGCCCAACGCATTGGGTTAATTGTCCTGGGGATTTCGTAGCACTTAAAAAGAGCATTGCTTGAGCGCAAGGCTCGTCAAAACCAATCGTCAAAACCCTTACCGACCAAAGCATAATTCTACCTTGGCGAAACAAAGCGCAAGCCCCGCGCCGAGTTTTTGGTAAAGTTCCACTTAAATAAAATTCTTTAATTTCCTCCTCTTCTTTACTAGCGTTACCCTCTGGTGTTTCATCAGCAACAACTATAGAAGGGACTCCTTGGGAAATAAAGTAATCGGAGTATTTTTTGCACTGCGCTTTTGATGGTGCAACTCCAATGGTGGGCATTTCCCTACAACCGTTCTTAAGCCACTCCTCATATACTTTTTCTGGACTACACTTCTCGAAAACTTGTTCAATTTCTGCTGTAGTGTAGTCGCTCCCATCGTTTTTATTTACCTTAGCGGAGACTTTAAAATCACCAATTCTTTTAGCTCGGAAGGGAACTAAATAGCTTTGCGAAATTAATTCTCTTAACGAAATAACTTGGTTAATCTCTACATTTCTGCCAAACTCTTGACCGTCTAATCTATGGGGAGTGGCTGTTAAAAGTATGTGGTTGGCGTTTGGGGCTAAATTAAAAATTACCTCTTTACAGATTTGGCGAAACCAACTTAAATGAGCCTCATCCCAAATTACAACTGAAACATTAGAGGGTATCCATTTTCTTGACTCAATGGTTTGAGCCATCGCAATGATGATTTTTTTACTCTCTAAATAACTTTCTGACCTATTTTTCTTACCCCAAAGAAAATCAGTAAAGGCGCTAGCTTCCGCACCTAAAAATCCATAAACTGATTCATCCCACTGTGACATTAACGGAGATAAATTTGAGATTATTAGGACTTTTGAGTTGGGATTAAATGTAATTGCTTTTTCTGCAATATCAACCCCAACTAAAGTTTTACCTCCGCCAGTGGGGATAGTTAGGCAGGGAATTTTGCCTCTGTTTAAAATGTCCCTAGCTACCTCCAGTGCTTTAATTTGATGTGGTCTTCTTTGGATGTGTGGGAGCATATTACCTAATAAGTATCGTGTCCTAATGTTTTACCTTTCGGCTCAGGTCTGCTTGTCACCAACTTTTAACTTTAACTTTTCTGCCACTTTTATTTGTCTCCTAAACTAAAGTTATTTAATCCTTCTCCTTCCCCATCCTTAATAATTTCTAGGATTTTATTAAGCTTTTCTTGGGACAGATGTACTAATTCTTCACTAATCACAAATGCACGAATTTCATTAACGGCTTCATGAGTAAAGTAGCCAAAACTCCTATCCCACAAGTCGTAAACGCCAACAAAAGTTAATTTCTCAAAAACTATTCTGTCTTCATCAGGAAAAAAGTGATGAGGATAACTTTTAACTAATTCCGAACGTAAGAACACTTTAATTTCTTGACCTAAGAAATGTCTTTCTGTTTTAGCCATTTTACCCCTTAATCTTGTATCCTAATTCGATAATTTTCGTTTTCGCTTCATCTAGCTTATTTTTGGGAACTTCAACAAGCAAATAGCTTACAGCCGTTTTTCTTTTCCAAGCAGAAAAAGCTTGGGAAAAAGTTTTTTTAACCAAATCATCATCCTCCAAGACCAACCAGCCAAACATACTATCTGACAAATCGTAAACTTCCTCGTCTATTAAAACTTCCTCAAGTTCTAAGTCCGAGTCACCAGATTCATCAAAATCATGGATAAACCCTTCTGGGAATCCATCTTTCAAGAACTCTTTAATTTCAATTCCTAATGCTTTTTTAGCCATTTTCTTATGTTTAACTTACTTTCTCTAACTATACACAACTTCTATACCGTCGTCAAGTACCTTATGGAAAATAATTTTGACACTCTCAGGGCTAAAGCCGCTGAGTTTTACGCTTACCGCGAGGTCTTATAAAATTACCACACCCCTTGACGACGGTATAGAGTGATGGTAATATATGTTATGTAAAGAAAGAATAATTTTTTTAAAACTATGGATAGAGCATCAGGTAGGTAAAACTGGACACCAAAAAGCCCGCAGCGACTCAGGCGACGGGCTTTGTTGGCAGTTAAGTAAAAAGTAAAGTCCGATTAGGGAAAATGCTTATTCTCAAACCATAGCACAAAAAAAATTAAAGTGCAAGTCTACCCTTTTATAAAAAAATGGAGTAGAATCAGCATAAGTCTAAACCGCTACTCGGTACACACACATCTAAAATCAGAGGACTGGAATCATGAGAGGTAAATTTAGCAAAAAAAATTCTACCGCGCCAACGGTAGAATTTTCTAAAAATATTAATTGTTTAAATAACGACGCGGAATTAACAGCCGTTAAGGATAATGATAATACCTCTCTACCGTCGTTGTCAAGTGATTTTAATACTGAAATTACGGATAAAGTAATTAAATCGTTAAAAAAACTAGAATTACCGCACCTTAAGGAATTAGTGGAAGGATCAGGGATTCATCCAGAAGTCCTTAAAGCTAATAAAATTTTCTCCCTCGTAACTTTACCTGGTGAACTTAACGACGCTCACAGTTATTTAAACACTTACGGCGACGGCAAAAACGTTAACGCCAACGGAACTTTAAGGAAGAACGTTGCCGATAAATATTGGAACTTAGACTTAGGCGGATGGTGGGTAAGCGGCGCAGAAGTTACTTTTAACGGTTCTACATTTAATTGTGGGGAAATTGAGTGGGGGCAATTTAAGCCAGATACTCCCAGACAATATACAGAAAAAGATAAAAAAGACCATGAGCATATCTGGTTTGATTTAGAACTGATCAATCCAAAATTAGGCGAAGCCTTAAGCCCTAAGAAAAAAATAATTAAATATGAGTCCCCAATTGGTGAAGCAGCAAGGCTAATGCTCTTGTCACCATCAGAGCAGAGTTTTAGAGCTTACGTTAAAAAGTTCTCGGACAAAGACAAATTAAATATAGCTAAGAATTTAGATTATAAAGTGGTTAGAGAGTTCTGGAAATTTGTGGCCAAAACAAATATGCCAATAATTATTTGTGAGGGTGCAAAAAAAGCTCTTAAGCTCTTATCGCATGGTTATGCGGCCATTTCGGTAGCTGGGATTTACGGCGGATACCGTAACCACGAAACTCGGATTTGGGAACTAAGAAAACTACATAAAGATTTTCACGCATTCATGGTCAACTACCGTGAATGGTACTTCTGTTTTGATGGGGAGTCTAAACCCCACGTTAAGCACAATATAGAAGTGGCCATAACTCGGACTGGCGATTTAATCAAAAAAGCCAACGGGAAAAATACCATCCGCGTAATAGAATTACCTGCGCCTAAGCTGTGGGGTGAAAAAACTGGAGTAGATGATTTTATCGTTAAAGAAGGGGTTGGGGAATTTGATAAGTTATTTTATAACGCCCCAACCTTAATGGAATGGAAGAGTATTAGTACAGAATTACTAACCAAATCCTTAGATCCAGAAAAATCCCTTCATTTAACAAAAGAAGATTTAACTTACTCAGAGTTAATGGGGAGACACTATTTACCTGAAGATTTATTTAGAAAAATACCTAAAAATGAGCAGTTCATTGGATTAAAAGCTCCAATGGGAAGTGGTAAAACACACTCCTTTAAAAATTTAGTTGGAGATACTCTAAAACTGGGCGGCGCACCACTGCTTATTACTCACCGCGTCCAGTTAGGTCAAGCCTTAGCTGAAAAATTAGGCGTGCATTACCTCTCTGAAATTAAGAACGAAGACGACCGCACCCAAGCCCTGAATGGTGGGTTAGGCTTGTGTATTGACTCTCTCCATGCCGCTTCTAAACTACGCTTCCATCCCTATGAGTGGCAACGTCCTTGCGTAATTATTGATGAAGTTGAGCAGGTCGTCCAACACTTAATATTTAGTAAAACTTCTGTTAAAAATAACCGCGACTTAGTCATAAGAAATTTAGGCGAGTTATTAAAAAATTGCCTTAACTCAGGGCAAAGAATAGTCGTTGCAGATGCTCACCTTACAGATATCTCCCTAAGATTTTTACGTGGCATTATCCAAGAAGCCAGTGGTCAAGACATTGAACCATTCATTGTTACGGCGGATGAATTTTATCTCTTAGGCGACGGTGAAAGACTGTGCTACTACTATAAGCACACACAGCCCGTAGCTTGGTTTGAAAACTTACTTTTACACATTCAAAAAGAGGGTGGGGCGTATGTTTGTACTGATGGGCAAAACGTTTGCGCCACTTATGGAACACAAGCTTTAGGGAAAATTTTAAAAGAACGCTTCCCTCACTTAAGAGTTTTAGTAATTGATAGTGATACATCTCAAGATCCTAACCACCCCGCTTTTGGGATTATGGATAGGCTAAATGAGGAAATAGTAAATTGGGACATTGTTATAACGTCACCTTCTGTTGGGACGGGAATCAGTATTGATGTTCGCGGACATTTTAAAGCCGTTTTTGGTCGGTTTTCGGGAATGATTACGCCAAAACAAGCTGTTCAGCAACTTGGAAGGGTCAGAGAAGATGTTCCACGCCACGTTTTTGCTGCAACTAGGGGATTGCAGGAAATTAGCGGCGGATCAACTTCCATAAAATTAATTAAGGCTCATGAAGAGTTTAAGTATGGTGAAGTTATCCAGCAGTTAAAATCTTCTGGTAACTTTATCTATGATGAAGAGTCAGAAAAGCACATGGGCGGAAGTTGCACAGCCCTTGATACCTATTGTGAACTAGCATTAAGGAGTAATGCTGGTAACAAGGGATACAGGGATTTCGTTATGACTGCGCTAAAAAATGAAGGATATGAAATAGTTGAGCCGGACGATTTAGACGGCGATCGCAAAAAAGAACTTAAGGATGAAGTTAAGCAAAATAAGGAAGAGCTTAATTCCCAAGACACGGGATTAAAATTCAATGCGGACATTAGTGTTGCTGAAGATAAAATCGAAAAATTAAATTTTAATGGTGAAGAAATTGCAATAGTAAATCGGGAAGGGGTCAAGAAACTTAAGGATGAGCGGAAAATAGATAAATACCAAACTGAAAAATTAAACATTATTGCAAGGTACAATACTACGAGGTTAAGCGAAGAATTAATTCAATTAGATAAAGATGGGATGTATAATGACTTACGTTTAAGATATTGGTTTAACCAGGGTAATGAGTTTTTAGCAGATAGAGATTTTAGGGTTTTAGATAAAGCTTTAACCTTTGGGCGCAGCTTTAAACCCGACTTAAACCACGACGTGATTAGTCCCAAGATTAAGAAATTAAAAAGCATGGGGATAGAGTTTTTGTTTGAGAAGAAAATTATCCACAATAACGATGAAGGATTACGGGCATGGATTAGTGACTTAAAAGAGACTAACCTAGTTGAGTTAAAAGCCTTGACTGGGTTAAATATAGGAGCGATGGAAAGTCCTGTAGAGATAGTCAGGAAGATTTACAAGTTATTTGGCTACAAGCTAAATGCAGTAAAAAGAAGTGGTCGCAAGGATGCCTTTGGTAAACGCCACATCTTCTATGAAATCCTGGATAAATACCAAAATTATGGTGGGGAAATTTTAAATAGATGGCTAACTTTGGATAAGAAAAATTCATTGGAAAAGAAAGTAACTAAGATTTGTCTGGAGAATGGTAAGAGAGTTGACCCACCCACAGATGAAGAATTAGCACTATTAAAATTGTCCACAGCATCAGAGGTGGCAGATTACTTAGCTTGGTGCGAGAAGTACGAATACGACGCAGCTTAATCCTCCTTAACTTAAAAATAAATATTATTTAAACTCAACTCCGGCTTAACTTTAATTCAGCCGGGGCAAAAGTCATGATTATATAAATTTAGGGAGAATAAGCTGAAGCCCCCGCACAGTAAGGGTTTTGGGTTCTCCTGTTTTAAAAACGCCGGCGGGCAAATTGTCTTAGGAGTTAGGTTTTGGTTTGTAAAGTTTTATGAAGCGTCAGGCAAAATCCCTATTATAAGAAAAAAACCTTGACACCATTAATGACGCTCACCCGACGGCGTAAAATTTTTAATTACTTGACGACGGTATATAGAGTATGGTAAAATTTAAGTGTAGATATTTAAATTAAGTTATGGCATACATTACAAAGCTAGAGGAAGAATTAGAGTTAGAAATTCTCCAGTTAAAAAGAGAATTGGATAGGGTAAGGGGTCTTGGCAAGAATAAAATTATCCAAGGCGATTGTTTGGAGGTTTTAAAAACTTTGCCTGACAATTATTTTGATAGTTTAATAACAGATCCACCGTGCGGAATTAGCTTCATGGGTAAGAATTGGGATGATCATAAAGGCGGGATGCTCCAATGGATAAATTGGATGTCTGAAGTTATGGCAGAAAGTTTAAGGGTTATGAAACCAGGAGCGTGTGGTTTGGTTTGGAGTATCCCAAGAACATCGCACTGGACTGGCATGGCTTTAGAGTTAGCAGGGTTTAGGTTGATTGATATAATTCACCACTGCCAAGGTTCTGGTTTTCCGAAAGGTCAAGATATTGGGAAAAGTATAGACGCGCTCTATAATGCTAAGAGGGAAGTTATCTTAAAAACAGGCGTAAGATGTGGTGTATTTGCTCACAGTGGTAACGGCGCAAAACAGAATATAGAGGATTATGAAAAAGTTATAACAGCACCTACAACACCTGAAGCAAAACAATGGGACGGTTGGAAAACCCCGGCACTAAAACCAGCCATTGAGGGTTGGTGGTTAATTCAAAAACCAATTAGTGAGAGTAGTATTGCTAGGAATATTTTAAAACACGGCGTTGGCGGGTTGAATATTGAAGCGTGTAGGATTGAGCCACAAGATAAAGAATCTTTTAGTAAGTATTGGGATAGAGACTCAATTTCAGATATACGTGGTGGAAATTATAATAATGGGAAGTCCGGGGAAATGGACTGTGCCAAATATAATGCACCGAGTGGTCGCTACCCTGCAAATTTAATCCTTTCCTGTAGTGCTGATTGTGACGGTGATAACCATAGCCCTGATTGTCCAGTGTCAGTTATTGGTGAACAGAGCGGGATTAGTGTTAGTACGGGAGGAAAGACTAAAACAGGATTACAAGGTTCTTGTTATGGAGATTTTAAAAACCAATCATTAGCACAAAATTCCGGCGGGTTAGGGGACACAGGAACAGCCGCAAGATATTTCAAGCAACTACCATTTGACCCCGAAACGGTAAATAGCGTTTACTACCAAGCTAAAGCATCAACCAAAGATAGAACCTGTGACGGCACGGTAGAAAATACACACCCGACGGTTAAAAGTACAGCACTGATGGAATATTTTATAAAACTTATAACTCCTCCAAATGGCATGGTTTTAGATCCGTTTGGCGGTAGTGGTACAACTGGAGTTGCTGCTAAAAACTTAGGATTTAACTACACATTAATTGAAAGAGAACAGGAATATATTGAGATTATTAACCAGCGTTTAAATAATTAACAATTTTAAAATACCAATCTAAAAAATAAAGTTTAGATTGGTATTTTAAAATAAGGACTTGACGACGGTAGATAACTAATGTATAATAGTTAATAAATCCTACCCTATGATTTATGCTAATGCTAAAGATTTTTTACTTTTGGCTTATTGCCATTACTTACGGCGTTTCCTATAAGGAAGCTTGGGAAGTGGTTTGGGAAGAATACTCGCGCCCCCAAAATAAAACCCCAATTTTAACTTTGTGCAAAAACTTACTTAAAAAATAAAATCCATGCCCCAACCTAAACATAAGTGGTCAATTAAAAACACGCCACCCCGACCTAATACACAATCTCGTTTTTACCATCCTTGCCTTGATGTTTTAGACCAATTAATCCAAAAGCGTAATTTAAGGGATGATTTTATAGATCCTGAGTTAATGCAACTCTGTGACCCTCAAGAAGTTTTTACGGACTTGGAAAAAGCGGCCACATTATGCCAATTTGGTATTATGTCCGGTTACAAAATTGGCATAAGCGGTGACTACGACGTAGACGGCATGACCTCTACTGCCCTATTACTTAGGACTTTTAAGGAACTTAATGCCACCGCGACTTATGCTATCCCTTCCAGAACAGGCGAGGGTTATGGATTAAATAACAGAATAGTCGAGGAATTTTATAATGAGGGCTATAAAATCCTTATTACGGTAGACAATGGTACAAGTGCAATAGAGCCTATTAAACGGGCTAAGGAATTAGGATTAATAGTAATCATTACCGACCACCACGAACCCAGTTTAACTGGCGAACTGCCTATAGCTGATGCCATCCTTAACCCTAAATTTGTGCCACAGGACAATGAGTGGTCGCAGGTTTCGGGAGTGGGGATGGCATTTATCCTGGCCATGTCTGTTTTGGAGAGGTTTAATCTTCATGAAAAGTTAATGGGAGAGTGCCTAGAGCTTTTAACGCTGGGAACGATCGCTGATATGGTTGCCTTAACTGGAGTAAACCGCCGATGGGTTAAGCGTGGGTTAAAACTTATCCCTAATTCCCAAAATTTAGGCATCCAAGCTTTGATGGCGGTCGCAGGGATGGAGTTGGGCGGTAAGGATGGACTAAAGCCAGATGATATAGGATTTAAATTAGCCCCAAGAATTAATAGCGTAGGTCGGATTGGCGAACCGCAACAAGTTATTAACCTTCTTTCCTCAACTAATGTTGTTGAGGCTATGGAATTAGCTCACGAAATAGAAGCTTTAAATGAAGAAAGACAAGGATTGGTTAAAACTTGGGAGAGATTTGTTTTTGATCATATAAATTTACAGCTAGAAGCTGATCCGGAAAAGTTTGAAAGGGAAAAAGTTATTTACTACTTTGAAAAGGGAATCCATAAAGGGATCGTCGGATTGATTGCCAACAAAGTTGTAGAAAAATATGGTTATCCTGCTTTTGTCGGAAGCGTTTCTGAAGAATATAAAATCTCAGGATCGTGTAGAGGCGGAATGTTTTTTGATGTTTTCGCAGCATTAAATTATTGTTCTGAATATTTAGCTACTTTTGGCGGTCACAAAGCTGCGGGTGGTTTTAGTCTTTGGTGGGATGTTAATAATAACTTCCATGAAAGATTAATTAAATACGCCAACTTAGTAAGTAAATCTGAAGAGTTAGGTACAAAATTAGTCTTCGTAGATCACCATTTAGACTTTACTCAAATTTCCCTAAGCACTTTCCAAGAAGTCCAAGTTTTGCAGCCGTTTGGGATGAAAAATCCTGAGCCAATTTTTTACACCACTAAGGTTAAAGTCTTAAAACAAGATAAGCTTAATTTTCCCGGTGCTGTAAAATTTACTTTTGAACAGGCGGGGATTAGTGTTAAGGCTATTGGTTGGGATTTTCAGAAATATTTACCACTTCCTTCCGAGGTTGACATAGCCTATAAGTTGAAAGAAAATTTATGGAATGGTAAAATTACAATAGAATTAAATTTGGAGAGTTTTAAGTCATGTTAAATCTAGATATTTGGGTTTTTAATAGAGCTAAACTAACCAAGGAACACACAAGTTATTTAGTGGAACATTACAAAAATTTCGTTCCTGTTACTGCAAAACTTTATAACATGACAGAAGTTGAGTTTTTAGAAAAAGTAGAAGGTGGCGAGATTTATATTAGGGATGTTTTCTTTAAGCTTGCGGCAGATTTAGTGGTGGCTATATTTTTTAATGTTTTTGCTGCATTTTTTAAGGGAGTGGAAAATAAATAGCAAACTATGCCCACGAATTAGCTCAAGAAATAATTAGGTTAAATAAATGCTAAAAACGTACACAGCACAGCACAAACCCAATCAGTTAATTTACGGAAGTGGACAAACTGCGGTAATTACGGGATGGGCAGTAAAAGAAACCCTACGCAAGCACTTAAAAGATAATGAATACGCTGTAATTGGACAGCTATACTCACCTACTAGAGGTATCAACTTACTAATTCGTAATTTGTTACTAAATCCTCATGTGCGGTATTTAGTTATTCTCAACGCTACTAAAGAAGATAAAAACGCGGGTGCTTGTCAATGTTTAGGTGATTTTTTCCG